CGTCTATGCCCGCGGCTGCGCTGGTCTCACGTCGCTCGAAGCGCCCAACGCAAAGACCGTCTATGCCAGCGGCTGCGCTGGTCTCACGTCGCTCGAAGCGCCCAACGCAAAGACCGTCGATGCCAGCGGCTGCGCTGGTCTCACGTCGCTCGAAGCGCCCAACGCCGAGTACGTCGATGCCCGCGGCTGCGCTGGTCTCACGTCGCTCGAAGCGCCCAACGCAAAGACCGTCGATGCCAGCGGCTGCGCTGGTCTCACGTCGCTTTGGATTAACACGCGGCTCGAACCGCTGCTGACCGCGACCGGCAAGACGGTCAAGGAAGTGGTCGATAGCGGCTGCTGGGAATGTCACTCGTGGAACAACTGCCCGATGCACGAAGTCTTCGGCGCAAACCGCATCGACGATGTTCCGCAGCCGTGGCGGATGGACGCGGCGATTTTCGTCGGGCTTTTTGACGCTAAAGAAATTCCGAAGCCGCAGGTGGCGTGAACCACAAAACAAAAAGCCAGGTCGCTGGAACGACCGGGCAAAACACGAAAGGAACAACAATGAATTTTAACTTTGGAATTGGCGATTGCAACCCGAACGTGAGCGTGTATCCGTCACAAGCCGACTCAGTCGCCGTCTACAAAAACGTACCATGCACAAAAGGCATTCACATCGACGGCGCAAGTGCCTGGGCGCGAATTTTCATCAGCGATGAGCAGGCGCTCAAACTGCGCGACGACTTGCTTCGATTTTTCCCGCTGGAACCGCGCATCAGCATCAACGGCGATCCGGCGTGCATCCATACTGGCGAAGTGCCTTGCGACGGCAGCACGATCATCAGCGAGGCCGAGGCGTGCGAAGCGCTCGCTGAACAGACGCCGATCGGGCATCGCCCCGCAAAGCTGGAGGCCGAATACGACCGCATTGCGATGCTTCCTGCCGATGAAGCGTCGCGCCCTGTCGGCGCAGAAGATGCTTATGGCATTGCGGACGCGCTGCTCGCCGAGCGGCAGAAAGGCGACGACGTATGACCGCCTACGACCTTGAATTCGCACGTCGCGCCAAAGTGCGCGAAACACCAGTCGCAAAACTTCGCCGCTGGCAAACGAGCGGCGGTCGGTTCGCGGTCATTCACGTGCGCTCGCTGTTTGGCTTGCCGCCGCGTTGGCTGGCGGTTGAACGCTGCGAAGCGACCGGCAATGAGCGCGTCATCAGCCGGCATAAAACGCGGGCGGCGGCGGAAGCTGCCTGCCGCCAGCGGCTGCGGGAGGCGCGACGATATGCCTAGCCCCTTGCCACTCGCACTCGCCGCCGAGTCCGTCGCTGTCCCGCGAGCGACGCCCGACCTGCGCATCATCGACGGCGATTTCGACGACGTGCTCAACGCCCTGAGTGAATTCATCGAGACCACCGCCGACCCCTACGTGACGACTCTCGACGATCGCCCGCTGGCGACGTTCAAGGCGTTTCGTTTCGCGGTGGAGCTGGTCGATTGCGAAGCGATGCCGAACAAGATCAAAGGCTGGCTGCGATGGGGCCTGTACGAAATTCCGTGGGAGGCGCGGCGGGTTTCGCATTTTGACGACCAGGCTTCGCCGACGGACACGCTGCGGCAAGTGGCGGTCTTTCACGTGGAGGGACCATGAGCGATGTAAGTTGCGTCACTTGTGCGCGCACCATGAAATCCAAGCTGACAAAAGACGGCAGCGGCATGAAGACCCCGCGTGGTTGGAAAAAAGTCGCCGATGGCGTGCGCTGTGGACAATGCACGCGCGCGGCGTTCGTGATGCGCAGCGTGCGGCTGCGCATCATCGGCCCGCACGACAGCGAGCCGCGTGAAGCGAAAGAATTGTGGCAGGCGATGTGCCGCGCCAGTGGCGAGCTGGCCGACTTCGCCAATGGTTATTTGCAGAAGCTCATGGCGGCAGACCCGGCGCTGGCGTTTGATTCACCCGACAAGATGCCAGCGCTGCCAGAAGTCGATTATTACAGCGCTGCTGTAACGGCATTCCAAAACATTGCCCCGCGCTCGCTGTGCCAGGCGGCGCAGGCGGTGCGGAGCTATTACGTGCAGGAGCGATTCGCCTGTCTCGCGCAGAAGAATCGCAACGTGCGGAGCTATCGGTGGGATGGCCTGCCGATTCCGGTGCATAACCAAGCCTGGAGATTGGAATCGATCGACGAGAAAGAGATCGTGCTGCGGTTGCAGGTCGGGCCTGGAAAGAGTTGGACATTGAAGGTATTTGCAGATGGCGTGAATCTTGCGCGAATGCGGCAATTGTTATCGGGCGAAGGGGAGCGCGGCGCGGCGGTGCTGATGCGGCGACGCCGCCAGCCACGGCCGGGCGAAACCACGGTGCGACGTTCTTGGTTTCTCAAGATCGCTGGCAACTTCCCGCGCGTCGAACCGAAGCGCCGCGAGTCACACAAGGAAATCACGCTCACGCTCGGCCACGATGCCGAGTCGCTGTTGTTCGGCGCGATTGAAGGCGACGAAGAGTGCTTCGAGTTTCCCGGCGTCGATGTCCGCAAAATGATCGTGGGATTCGATCGCACCGACGCCAAGCGGCAAGTCGAAGCGTCGCTGAAATGGGGCTTGTGGCCGAAGCGCAAAAGCAAGCGCTGGGCGCAGGACCGCGCGGCGCAGTGCGCCAAGCAGGCGAAGAAAGTCGAGGCGCAGGTGAAACTCGCTGCGGCGGCGCTGGCCAGCTGGTGCAAGGCGCGTGGCGTAACGAGCGTCGATTATGACACAGCGGATCGCGGCTTCGTGCCGCACTTCCCGTGGCAGGCATTGCGATTGTCGATCCAGTCGGCGTTGGAGAACATCGGCGTCGCGCTGCACGTTGTTGGAAGTGAAGAACAAAACACGAGTGAACAAGTGGCTCTTGCCGAGCCAGGAGCGACCACAGCCGACGGTGCTTGACGCCGCGGTATGTCGCTACAAGCGCGCTGCCAATCGCGGCAGCCAAAGCCAGCCACAAGTGCTCGTCACGCGCGGCTGGGCCGAACCCTATTTTCGCTGATTGATGCAAGCCGGAAGGAGTTGCACGAAAAATGAATCCCCGTCGCGCGAAAGACTTGTCGGAAAGCGGTTTTCCGCTCGCAAAACGGCGCGCAACGCCTTACGCCGCATCGGGTTGCGATGGATGCGTTGCATCGACCGGCGAAACGAGGGCCGTGCGCAACGTAGAACGCGCGCGGCGTGGAATCCACGATGTTGCATCGACCGGCGAAACGAGGGCCGTGCGCAACCCCCGCACACGCATGCACTCGGCCGTTGTTGTTGCATCGACCGGCGAAACGAGGGCCGTGCGCAACTCAAGTGCTCGCCGAGATTCAACCCCTTCGGTTGCATCGACCGGCGAAACGAGGGCCGTGCGCAACTGGTAACCTTGGGGCAAACGGCGAAAAAAGTTGCATCGACCGGCGAAACGAGGGCCGTGCGCAACGTAGAACGCGCGCGGCGTGGAATCCACGATGTTGCATCGACCGGCGAAACGAGAAAGCATGAATAATCAACGCGAACTTTTCAGCCCGCACCGCGAAGAGCTAACGCCCGCCGCGCTGCCGCGTGCCAGTGAACAAACCGCGCAGCTTGCGCGGGTGAGCGAAACGATTCGCGGCTACGTGCTCGATTTCCTCTGGACGCGAGGTTGCGGCAAAACTTTTCGAGGAAACGAGCTGGAAGATTTTGTGCGCGAACGATTCCCGAAAGTTACGGCTGGCTCGCCGCTGCGGATTATGCGGGATATTGGCGGCGTGAAACTTATTGATCGCTCGAAATCGCTCTACCGCATTGATGAGGTGCGCGAATGAGTATTGCAACCGCCGACCGCCAAGCCTGGCTGGCCGAGCGCCAGCAGTCCATCGGCGCTTCCGACGCGCCGGCTGCCATCGGCATCAGCCCTTGGAAATCGACCTTCGCGTTGTGGGCTGAAAAATGCAACCTCGCCGAAGCAGACGACCTGAGCGCAAGTGAAGCGGTCGAATTCGGGATTCGGCTGGAGCGGCCCATCGCCGAGGCATTCGCCGATCGTACCGGCCGCAGGGTAAACCTTTGGCCGCAGCATGAAATCATCCGCGACGTTGAACGCCCCTGGCTGTCCTGCACGCCCGATGCGGTGCAGGAATCAGACCGCGGCGTAGGCTTGCTGCAAATCAAAACGACTTCGGCATTCAACGCCGCCGAATGGGCCGACGGTCCACCGCTCTACTATCAGGTGCAGGTGCAGCACGAAATGCACGTGACTGGTTACGGCTGGGGCACGCTGGTTGTCCTGATTGGCGGGCAGCGGCTGCGATATTTCGACGTTGAAATCAATCGCCGCTTCGTCGATGCCCTGATTCCGAAGCTCGCCGAATTCTGGCAGCACGTCGAAACGCGCACGCCGCCGCCGGTCGATTCATCGCTCGCCACCGCGAAAATTCTGGCGAAGCTACATCCCGACGACAACGGCGAAGTGATTGCGCTCCCCGGCGACGCGGACTCCTGGGCCGCAAAACTCGCCGAGGCTAAAGCCGCGAAGAAAGCCGCCGAGGAAGTGGAATCGCTGTACTCGAATCAACTCCGCGCCGCCATCGGCGATGCCACGTTCGGCGTGACGCCTGCCGGCTGTTACTTCCGCTGGAAAACCCAAGAGGCCCATTACAAGCCGCAAGAGGCTCGCGTTGTCAAGACGCGCGTGCTGCGTTCGATCAAGTCGTTACCGAAACCTTAGTTGAAAGCGAGGCCGCCGATGTCCACCGCTGTTGCCGAAAAACCCGTTCAACAAACCGCGCCGCCGAAAGCGGCCGAGCGCGTACCGGCGCTGTCACCGCCGCGGCTTCCCTATCACCCGGCGGTCGAGGAACGCTTTGGCATCGACCGCGCCAGTTGGAAGGCGCTGGTCGAGGCGATCTTCCCCAATGCCACCAGCGTTGAGAGCGTGATTCTCGCGCTGTCGTATTGCCGCGCCCGCAAACTCGACCCGTTCAAGCGGAACGTCCACATCGTGCCGATTTGGAACAAAGAATTAGGGCGGATGGTCGATACGATCTGGCCCGGCATCGGCGAGCTGCGGACCACGGCATTTCGCACGGGCGAGTACGCCGGCCGCGACAAAACAGAGTTTGGGCCGATGGTGACGCAGAAAGTCGGCAGCGTCGAACACACCTTCCCGGACTGGGCGCAAATCACCGTTTACCGCATGGTCAAAGGCCAGCGAGTGGCCTTCGCTGGCCCGCAGGTATTCTGGCTCGAAACCTACGCCACGGTGAAGCGCAACGACGATACGCCGAATGAAATGTGGCAGAACCGGCCCCGCGGCCAGATCGACAAGTGCGCCGAGGCCGCGGCGCTGCGGGCTGCGTTCCCCGAGGAAATCGGCGGCGATTACATCGCCGAGGAAGTGCAGCACACAAGCAAAGGGCCGGTGGTCGAAGGGCGCAAAGGGCCGGCCCAATCGCTGGACGACTTGGCGGAACGCCTGGAGGGCAAGGGCGAGCCTGCGCCACAGCCACAGCGGGAACCAGGCGACGAGTCCGACCAGCCTGCGGACGACGCCAGCCAACTCCCCTCGCTCACCACACTGCGCGACGAACTCGCCGCAGCCACGATGATCGGCGACGTGAACAACATCGAAAAGAAATACCTCGACCTGCTCACGGAAGAGAGCGACCAAATCGAAGTCGGCATCGCGTGCAGCGACAAGCGGAACGAAATCAAGTCGAAGCGCGGGACTGGCAGCCAGGTGGAGGCGTAGTTGTGCTACCCGCCGCGTGACAGCGTTGCATGAGACCGTTGTTTGGGAGGCGAGTGCAGGGCGCGCTGGCGCGAGCGGTGAAGGAAGCAACTGAGGCATGAGCAAAACCCGTTTCGACACCGAGCCGTCTTACACGCCGCCTAAAATCGGCGCGCTGTCACCGTGGTTTGGCAGCAAGCGCACGCTCGCGCCTGAAATCGTTCGCGAGCTGGGGCCGCACTCGAAATACGACGAGCCATTTTGCGGTTCCTGCGCGGTACTTCTGGCAAAGCAGCCGGCGACGTGCGAGACCGTCAACGATTTGCACGGCGACTTGGTGAACCTTGCGCGGTGCTTGCAAGAAGAATCTACGGCAGTCGATTTGTACGCGCGACTCTCGCGACTCATCATGCACGAGACGATGTTTCACGAGGCGGCATTGCGCTGGCGTGCTCGTGGCCATCAGCCCGCCGGCGAGCTGCTCGACCTGGACCGCGCCGCCGATTACATGGTGTGCTCGTGGTTCGGGCGCAACGGAGTTGCCGGCACGTCGAGCTACAACCAAGGCTTCTGTGTCCGCTACACCAAGAACGGCGGCCACGCCGCGAAGCGCTGGCAGTCGGCCGTCGAGTCGATCCCCGATTGGCATTGGCGGCTGCGCAACGTCACGATTCTCAACCGCGACGGATTCGAGTTGCTAGAGCGGTTGCAGGATGAAAAAGGCTGCGCGATTTACGTTGATCCTCCCTATCTGGTGAAGGGAGCAAAGTACGTTCACGACTTCGCGCCGGCGGACCATGAGCGATTGGCGATTCTATTGGCGAGATTCAAGCGCACTCGCGTAGTAGTGTCGTATTACCAAGGCGATTTGCTTAACACGCTCTACGCTGGCTGGACGAAGCGACGATTGAAGGCGACGAAGGCACTAGTCAATCAGGGCGCGCGAGACAAGGGCGGTGTGGTGGAAGCGCCGGAAGTGCTGCTGATGAACGGTCCGAGCTATGGGGGCTAGTAATGCTGAAAATCGCGTTTGCAGCGACTGCGCGCGAAGCAATTGATCGAAGAACCAGCGCGCGATGAAGTGCGCGTCAAGTGAGACGTTGTTTTAGCGGCAAGGAACAGACGGAACGATTTGCCAAATGGCGCGGATACGGACTGTCAAACCAGAGTTTTTTACATCGGAGCAAGTCGCCGACTGCTCGCCGACTGCTCGCCTACTGTTCATTGGAATCTGGGTCTTTGCGGATGATCGTGGCGTACATCCAAAAAGCCCGCGACGGCTGAAAATGCAAATCTTTCCAGCCGACCCATTCACCGACGATGAGGTCGCTCGTCTCATCGCGGAACTCGAAAGCGCGGAACTCGTTACGTCATTCGCATCGAACGGAAAAGACTATCTCGCAATCACAGGCTGGCATCACCAGCGAATCGACAAACCAACCTACAAGTACCCGTCGCCGCCGAAGGAATTCTACGACCGCTATCAGAACGGTCGCGGAGGACTCGCGGAGGACTCTGGTACGGAAGGGAATGGAGTCGAGAGTATCGGAACGGAAGGGAACGGAAATAGATCGTCGATCGAACGCGCGAGCGGCGATAAATTTTCCGATGCGGAGACGGCGGAGGTCGCTCGCGAAGCCGCCCGCATTGGCAGGACCGTGAAGATTCTCGATGCGCGAGATCGCGACTTGATTTTGCGTGTTTCTGTGATGCTCGTTCGCCACTCTCTGCCGCCGGATGCGGTGGAGCAAGCTATCGAATCGGTGGGTCTGAAAGACCCGGAAAAGCCGGCAGCTTGGTTTCGGACGTGCATCACAAATTACCTCAAAGACAGCGGCGGATCGTTCCGCGAATTGGAGCGACAGACGCCGCTGCCAGAAAAACTCCGCAAGCGACAACGCAAGTCAGATGCAACGCACCAAAGCGAATAACCGATCACGCGCGAAGCCGCGCGAATTCACGAGCGAAATCCTTGACCGCATGCCGCCAAACGACGTGCAGGCCGAGCATTGTGTGATCGGCTCGATGTTGATTCACCCGCCCTGTTGCGACGAGGTGACGCTGGCCGTTGGCCGCGATGATTTTTACGACGATGCCAACGCCGAACTCTTCGCCACGCTTGCGGCGATGTGGAACGAAGGCAAGGCCATCGATGTGGAACTTTTGGTCAACCGTTTGCAAAAGGCGAAAGCCTACGAGCGCATCGGCGGGCCGACCCAACTAGCGCGAGTGACAAATGCCGTTCCCAACGCGGCACACGCGGTGTACTACGCGAAGATCGTCCGCGACAAGGCGGCCTATCGCGCGCTCATTAACGCCGGCACGGAAATGCTGCGCGCCGCTTACGGGGAGGATGGCGATGCCGAGGCTATTTCGTCCGCCGCCGAACGTGCGATCTTTGCCATTAACGAGCGGAGCGTTACCGAGCCGAGCGACGCTATGGACGTGATGCTCGACGCGATTGCGGAGGCTCACGCGCGCAAAGAGGGCAAGGCCATCAGCGGCGTCTCCACCGGCTATCACAGCCTCGACGACAAGCTTGGCGGCTTGCGGCCCGGCGAGTTGATCGTGATTGCCGGCCGGCCCGCGATGGGCAAGAGCGCCTTGGCGATCAACATCGCGGAGCGCGCCTCCCTCGACAAGGGTGCAAAGACGCTGTATGCCTCGCTCGAGATGTCGGCGATGGAACTCGGCGACCGGTTAGTGTGCGGGCGTGCCCGTGTTCCGTTGTACCGCGCCCGCAACGGCACAGCGAGCGCAAGCGACCTGGCGGCGATCGTCAAGGCCGCCGACGACATTAGCCGCGACACGCTCTACATCGACGATTGCGCCACTGCCACTGTTTCGCAAATCGCCGCCAAGGCGCGCCGCCAGAAGCGCCGCAAAGGACTC